CCCACGTGACTTGCTGCGCCGTCTGGCCGTTCATCTCCCGCTTTTGCTTCATCCAATCGGCGAACGACCCGGTAAACCCGTCGTTGCGGGCAAACTGGAACTCCCGGATATCGTCGCTCGATGCGGGCTCTCCCGCCTTCTTGATCTGCGCCTGCATAAGCTGCTTCTGCAGCGGGAACAGCTCGTCTTCGCGCTGCGCTTTGCGGCGGTTCTGGGCAAAGCCGGCAGCCGCCTGCGAGCCCTGCATGAGGCCCTGGCCGATGTTGGGAGCACCCAGCACGCCCGCGCCCATTTGGAACAGCGGCGACATCATCCAATTGTCGAGGCTGAAGCCCTGCGGCTGCGGCTGGCTATCGGTCAACGCCATAGGGGCGGCTCCTGGCTGTTCTCTTGGACCTCCGAGCGCCATCATTGGTTGCGCTGCGGACAAACCTTGACGCCGTGGCACGTAGTTCGCTGTCTTGGCCGGATCAGGCTGCGCCGATGCCGGCACTTGCACCGGCCTGTTGCGGTCGTTCGGATCTTGAACCGGCCCCCAAAAGTTAGGGTCTGATTCAGCGTGCACTGGGTCTGACTTTGCGAGGCTTTCGGGAAACCGCACACCGTAGGAACTCGCATTTTGTCGGAGCCAGTTCAACGCCGGCCCTGGCGCAAAATCGACGGCCTCGCCGCGCTGGTGCATGCTTGCGCCGACTGGAGCCGCATAACCCGGAATGCCGCGTGAGAATTCAATAAAGGACGCGGGCCGCCCAAGCACGTTGCGCGAGACGCTGTTAATAGCGCGGGCCTGATCCTCCGGCGAACGATAGGCCGAATTGATATGCGGGGAATAACCTGCCTCGTGGGCAGCAGCCATGAGCGCGCGAACGCGCGTGTTGAACTCGGGAAGAAGGCCCATGTGCGATCAACCCCACGGCCTGCGAGGATCTGGCATGTAGCCGCCGGATGGCATCATGTCGGGGTTCATCCACGGGGATGCGCTGGCACTTGGCGTTCCCCAAAGCCCGCCGCGTGCGACACCGCCGAAGCTGCTCCCGAGCCCGCCCATCAGGCCAGCCATCGGCCCGCCGCCCGTAAACAGCGAGGCGCCCATCAGACCGGCACCGATCGCTGTTTGAATGGGGTTCTGCTTTTGCTGCATCGTCTGCGTGCTCGTGCCGCTCGATTGCTGCCCGAGCTGTGCGACAGGAACCGTGAACCCTTGGAACTCGGCCAGCGCGTTCGCGGCTTTGTTCTGATCGAAGTCGTAACGCATCATATCTTCGGTGATGCCGCGCTGGTCCTGCGCCTCGCGCATCTGCCCGACGCCGAGCATGCGCTCCATGTCCGCATAGTCCTGCTGAGCGAGGCCCGGCGCCATGCCGGCCGCTGCCATCTGGTTTTCGCGCTCCTGGCCGTAGTTCTGATAGGCAAGCTGTCCGATGCTGTCGCCGAGCCCGCGCGATGCGGCTTCCACGACCTGATTGTTGCCCGTACCTCGTCCGGCTCTGGCCCATTGCGCCGTGATCGACGGCAGAACCTCGGATGTGATCCGATCCGACATCGCGCTAAAATACGGATTGCCCGAACTCAAATAGTCGCCTGAGAGCGTGCTGCCGATCATGCCCTGTGCGCCGCGGGTGAGATCGGAGCCCGCTTGCGCGCGGTTCGTCATGGCGCTAAGGCCCTGCTCGGTTTCCGGCGAGAAATTGGCGAACGTCTGGCCGGGAAAGAACTGCTGGCCAAGCCGCTGGTCGTAGACGCTATTCGCCGCCGACAAGCCGCGATTGAGCGAGGGAACAGCGGGCGCCCACGGGTCAACTTTCTTATTCTCGACAGTGGTCTGCGTCGTTTTGGATGCGCCCATTAGTCCAATTCCTTCGCGATCGTCACCTGAACCACCTTCCACCCTTGACGCTTTAACGCTCGCTCCCATCCCACCCGGCCGTTGCCCTCGAGCCGCGTGCACCCGTTGGCCTTGGCCCACGCTTCCACGGTGCTCAGCAGGTGCAGCCACTCACTCAGGTTGCGTCCTGCGACGTAGGGCATGGCACACGTGGCGCCGTAGACTTCGGTCACGACAGCGCCGACCGTTTCACCGTCGACCCGAACGCCCCATAGCTGCATGTCCCGTGATGCGATCTTGGCCTTGATCGCGTCGATCTCGACCGGCGCATGGTTCTCGCGCCTTGCTCGATCCACCCACTCACTGAGATACGGCCACATCTGCTCAAGACGCGACGCGGGAACCGGAACCAGCCTAGCGGATAACGACGAGATCGAAGGTTTCGGTTCCGGCGGCTGTTCCGTGATTGAGGGTAAATCCGGTTCCTGGGGTGCGTGCAGAGACATACGGGCTCAAACCTGCCGCTGCGGCGTTCGTCGGCGTAATGGAGACGCGATGGTCGTTGCTCATGCCAGACCACGCGACGCTGGTAGACGTGCCAGCGGTCAGCGTGATCGAGGTGGCGTGATAGTCCTTGTATTTCTCCTGGCTCAACAAGAACGCGAGACGGCGGCAGAAGTCATAAAGCTGCTGCGCTCCTGCGCCGGTCGGACTGGGCCAGATGTTGGTGCTCATCGGCGGGGCGTGCCGTAGAAGCCGCCGGGCTGGCCCATGGCGGCAAGCATCATATTCGGGTCTTGCATATTGTTCTGCTGCATCCCGGGGCCAGCGCCGACGCTCTGTTGCGCCAATCCCATTGGCATGGGTTGCATTGCATTCGGCCCCATGGCGCCCATCAGCGCGCTTTGCTGCAGCATGGCCAATTGCTCAGGCGTGAGTGCGCCAAAGTTGCTCATTGGCTTCGCGTCGCTCAATCCTGGCATTATCTGCCTCCCGTTAGCACCGACGTGTGATGCACGCCCTCTGCACGTGTCCAGATCGAGCCCGCCGCGATCTGCGCTCTCGCCCGCAGAAACCTGCCGTCGACCCTTTGGGGGCAGTAGCCCGCCCGGTTCATGCCGGTTGACTGCGAGTATTGAATAGATGCGCCCGGCAGCGCGTGGCGGTGTCCGATCGAGACCGAAACCGCGCCCTGCTCGAAATCTCCCACCGGCCAGACCTCCGTCACCAGCGCTCGACGGCCCGCCGCGGCTTCAAACTCGCCGGTTTCGATGATGGCTTGCCGATTGGCGCCCGTGAACGTGCCGATGCGATGGTTCGATGTCGTCACGCCGGCCAAGAGGCGCCGTTTCTCGTCGAACACGTTGGAATCCACCGTGATCGAGTTCAAGTTGGTCGTATCGAGGTCGTCGGATGTCTCGTAGGTGTGGAAATTGTCGACGGTCAGCGCTTCCACCGGCATGTCAGTTAGCCATTCGAGGCCGACCTCGTCGTGCGTCCATCGGCCATCGGTCAGCGAGTAGATCAGCAGCTCGGAAATGTCGGTTGCCGACCCTGCCGGGAAGCCAAACACCACAAACTTGTTCACGGTATCGATGCCAACGCCGATCTTGTGCCGGTATCCGTAATTCAACCGCTTCTGAAAGTAGCCGTCCACCTTGCCAGAGCCAATCGGCGAGCTGGCGTTGCCGTCGAAAACGTAAAAACCGTCATCTGCGGCAAAGAAGATCGACCGGCCGAACCGCGCCGTTGCGTTCGGACCGATCGCGCCGCGCTTGGTCTCGACTGCGTCTTGGCCAAAGTCCCAGATGACCGGCGGGCCCGCATAGATCGCGCGCCGGATCGCCCGCTCTTGGAAGATGGCCGCGTATTCGCCGCCGACAATCGCCTGAATTTTACCCTGCGACTGATCAAGGGCCTGATTGCCCGCCTGCGTCGTAGCCGATGGCGACCAGCTCGTGATGTTGTTAAACGCCGACCAATGGACGGTAAAATCTTTTCCCATCATCAGGAAGTCGTTGATCCTTGCCACGCACGTTGCACCAGACGGCGGCGACCCGCCGAGGTTTGCGAACAGGCTCGACACGCCCATTTGATAGACCTGCGGCGCTTCTCCGGCAGCGACCGCCACGACATAGTCGCCGAACTGCTCGAAACACCACCATTCGTCGGAGCCAACCGAGTAGCCGCCCGCTTTGCTCACATCAGTGGCCGCGCGAGAGACCAGAAAATAGAGCTTGGTCGCATCGCCAGCAAAAATCTGGCCGTTCCCGTCGCTGTCGTAGACGCCCTTTAGACCAAGGCACGCGCCCGTTGTCGCCGCCGAGGTTGAATTGTAGTCGCTGAACCCCTTAAACGGGGTATAGCTGCCGGCAATCGAGACAACGCCCTTGGCTTCCAGCGCGCCATTGAGCCGGTCCGGCACGTCAGGCGTCCACTCGCGGAATGGGATGGTGTCCGGCATCAGTCACCCTGCCCATACATTGACGCCCCAACACCAAGCCCCAACGGCAAGGCTAGCGTCTTGCTTCCGAACACCTTCGCAAACTCCGCTGCAGTTGGAAGCCGGCCGTAGGCTGAGACAAACTCATCAATTGCTGCGTTAGTTGCCGCCACACGCTGAGATGTCACCGGAACGTTAACACCTTGATTTGCCAGGCTTTGCTTGATCGCTTGAGCCCCCTGTTTAGGAGGAATCGGTTGACCACGGAGTGCCCGGTCTGCTACAAATGCTTGCTGCACAGCGTCGCGAGACGCAGACGGGAGCGCATTATATGACGCATATTCGGCAGGTACGGCCGGGAGTTGTTCTGGCGGATTTGCGCCGCGTTGAAGGCCGCTCGATGTCTCTGCTTGAGCGCTGCTATTGGCGGGTGCGCGCGCTGTTCTTCTAAACGGTCGCGTTGCAATGCCAACGACTTCAGAGCCGGCAAGACCGCCTAGAAAGCCCTCGACAGCCCCGAATCCTGTTCGCTCCGTGAACTTTAGCGGGTCGTAGAACTCGTTGGACGCCGCTCGCCTCGCAGGATTCTCTGGTTCAAGCCCTTGGGCATAGTTCATCCACTCTTGCCGTCGCGGATGATCTGGTGGCAGCTCTCGCGCATAGGCAGAATACGCAATTTTTTCCAGGTTCATCGCTGGCGCAAACATAAGCTCATGCCCCAACGGATAGTTGGCGGCAACGCCTCCCGTCGCGGCACCGACGCTCATAGGCGCCCCATATGACGCAATTTTT